GCTAAAAATTTTTATAGCAAAAAATCCTTGAAATCGTGTTCCAGAACAGGCCCCTAGTGATAGTGTCTTGACACGCCCTGCCGTTTCTGTGTTATATTTTGCGTCATGCTGACCTGTATCCCAGAGTTGACGGTGCCAATCCCTACTAAACGGGAGGATGTGGTGTCTTTGCATACCAAGGTGGATGCCCTGTTTAAGACTGCTGAGTTCCTGCAAGCGTTCGGTGCACCCGATGAACCGTCAGAAGAAGATAAGGTGCGGGCACGCTCGGCCTTCCATGATTCCATCAGTAGCTCAGAAGCTACAAACATCATCACCCCACAAACCAACGTGGTCACAACCACGGCATCGGTGATGCACCTCAAGTCCATACTGAGCGAGTACGATCAGGTGGTGGTGAACTCGGCTGTGCAGATCAGAACCTATGTGACCAACAAGTTGATCGAAGAGACAACCCACCCCGATCCCAAGATTCGCATCCGTGCCCTTGAACTGCTAGGCAAGGTGGGCGACGTGGGGCTGTTCATCGAACGCAGTGAAATTACTGTGAAGCACAAAACCACGCTTGAACTTGAGGCTTCTATTAAAGGTAGGATTTCCAAACTGCTGGAACTTCGCAGCAAGTCAGAACAAGTTGTGGATGTGATGGCCAAGCCCAGAACATTGCAGGAAAGCAAGGCGGATGTGCTGAGCACACCCACCCTAATGCGCACCCCCACTGACGTCATCACCGATGATTGATTTTTCCGAGTTCACCATCGAGGATCTACAAAACGTAGATTTAGCCAAACTAGACCCTATAGATTTGGAATCGTTCGATGCCACACTGGAAGAGTTAACCAAACGGGAAGCGGCAAAGATTGCCCGCAGTAGCCTGCTAGAGTTTTGCCTGAAGATGAACGCTGACTACAAGATCGGCAGGCATCACAAGAGATTGGCATCTCTATTAGAAGACATGGCGTTCAACCGCAAAGACCGGATTGCTGTCTCTATTCCACCACGGCACGGCAAATCTTTCTTGGTGTCGGTTTACTTCCCTGCATGGTTCCTTGGCAACTTCCCTGATAAGAAGGTTCTTATGGTGTCGCACACCACTGACTTGGCCGTTGACTTTGGACGCAAGGTGCGTAACTTGGTCGACCAAGAGATGTACAAAGAAATATTCCCAACGGTGACGCTGGCGGCGGATAGCAAGTCTGCTGGTCGGTGGAACACCAACTCAGGTGGTGAGTACTTTGCCTGCGGTGTTGGCTCTGCCCTTGCAGGCCGAGGCGCTGACTTCTTGATTGTTGACGATCCGTTCTCTGAGCAGGACATCTTGAACGGCAACTTCGAGGTGTTCCAAAAGGCGTACGAATGGTTTACTTTTGGTGCTCGAACACGTCTGATGCCGGGTGGCCGGATGGCGATTGTGCATACACGCTGGCATCCCAACGATCTGATTGGCATGATGGCCAAGGACATGGCTCGCAACGAAGAGTCTGATAAGTATGAGTTCTTCGAGTTCCCAGCCATATTCAACGAGAACACGCCAGAAGAGAGGGCGCTGTGGCCTGAGTTCTTTGACCTTGAAGCCCTGCATAGAACTAAAGCGTCGATGCCCTCGTTCCAGTGGAACGCTCAGTATCAGCAACAACCCACCAGCGAAGAAGGTGCGATCATCAAACGCGAGTGGTGGATGAAGTGGGAAGAGGAAGACCCGCCAGAGCTTGAGTTTGTCATCATGACACTTGACGCGGCGGCTGAGAAGAACAACCGCGCTGACTTTACAGCACTGCTCACATGGGGTGTGTTCACCCACAAACTTACAGGGGAGAAGCCCCACATCATCCTGATGAACGCCATCAACAAACGGGTGGAGTTTGCTGAACTCAAAGACTTGGCACTGGAAGAGTACAGGGATTGGGAGCCAGATGCGTTCATTGTTGAGAAGAAGTCCAGTGGTACACCCCTGTTCCAAGAGTTCAGGCGCATGGGAATTCCTGTCCAAGAGTTCACCCCACACAGGGGCACAGGTGATAAAGTTGCACGACTGAATGCAGTGTCGGATATTTTCAGATCGGGCATGGTCTGGTATCCTGCGGGTAGGCGCTGGGCAGAGGAAGTTGTGGAGCAGGTGGCTGCGTTCCCCGCGTCAGATCATGACGACATGGTCGACTGCACAAGTATGGCGTTAGCTCGGTTCAGGAATGGTGGATTCATCAGCTTGGACAGCGACGAGAAGGATGACATTTTATCTATGCCCCGTAAGGCGGCGTATTACTAATATGGCAACACAAAAGTTTATGGGCAAGAACCAGCTAGTTGACCGCTTGGCGGCACAGGTTGGCTCCAAAGAATCAGCGATGTCCATCCTCCAGAAGCGTGGGCATGTGGACGCACAAGGCAATTTGACAGAAGCCGGTAAAGTGCGAGATGCTATGACTGCCAAAGAACGCGCCATTGACCGTGAAAGCAAACGCAGCGGCAACAAACCAACGGCATACAAATACGACCCCAGCACTAACCGTGCAACTTTGAGAAAGAAATTCTGATATGGCTACCAACATCGACAAAGCACTGTACCAACAACCCGCAGGGATTGACGCGTTAGCGCAAGACGAAGAGGCGATTGAGATTGAGATTGTTGACCCTGAAGAAGTCAACATTTCAATAGGTAACATGGAGATCAGCATCGGTGAGGGAGATGATGATACCTTCTCTGATAACTTGGCCGATGAAGTAGCTGATAGCGCACTGCAATCTATGGCAAGTGAGTTGTGCTCTGACATTGACAACGACAAAGCCTCACGCAAGGATTGGGAGAAAGCCTATACAGAAGGTTTGAAACTTCTGGGCTTGCAGATGGAAGAGCGCACAGAACCTTGGAACGGTGCGTCAGGTGTGTTCCACCCCATGATTACAGAAGCGGTTGTTCGCTTCCAAGCGGAGACAATCACTGAGACGTTCCCCGCGCAAGGGCCAGTGCGCACCAAGATCATTGGTAAGGAGACACCTGAGAAGAAGGAAGCCGCCGCCCGTGTTCAAGATGATATGAATTATCAGTTGACAGAGAAGATGGTTGAGTTTCGCCCAGAGCATGAGCGCATGTTGTGGTCACTGCCAGCCACGGGTTCTGCGTTTAAGAAGGTGTACTACGATCCCAATTTGGGACGTCAGGTATCGATCTTCATCCCAGCCGAAGACATCATCTTGCCGTATGGCACCACAGAGATGGACACGTGCTACCGCATTACACACGTGATGCGTAAGACGAAGAATGAGATTCTCAAGCTACAACAAGCTGGGTTCTATCGTGATATTGAGTTGTCTGAACCTGATAAATCCATCAGTGATATTCAGAAAGCCAAAGACAAAGAGACAGGCTTTAGTGACCTGAACGATGAACGTTACACACTGTATGAATGCCACGTTGACCTAGACCTCAAAGGCTTTGAAGATGAAGATGATGGTGAACCCACTGGCATCATGTTGCCGTACGTGGTAACACTCATCAAAGGTACTAACGATGTATTGGCTATTCGCCGTAATTGGGAGGAAGATGACCCACTTAAACTTAAGCGTCAGCACTTTGTGCACTACCAATATATCCCGGGTTTTGGAGCTTACGGCTTCGGGCTTTTCCATCTTATCGGAGGCTTTGCTAAATCCGCTACATCCCTCATGCGGCAACTCATCGATGCCGGAACGCTTGCCAACTTGCCCGGCGGACTCAAGACACGTGGCCTGCGAATCAAGGGCGACGACACTCCCATCGCACCGGGTGAATTCCGAGACGTAGATGTAGGCTCTGGCACGATACGCGACAACATCTTGCCGCTTCCATACAAAGAGCCAAGTCAGACGTTGTACACACTGCTTCAAAACATTGTGGAAGAAGGCCGCAGGTTTGCCGCTACCGCTGACATGAAGGTGTCTGACATGAGTGGCAACGCTCCTGTCGGCACAACACTGGCACTGTTAGAAAGACAACTCAAGGTGATGACGGCTGTTCAGGCCCGTGTGCACTTTGCATTGAAGCAAGAGTTGGGTCTGCTGAAAAACATCATCCGTGATTATTCAGACACTGACTACTTGTATGAGCCAGAAGGTACAAAAGGCCCCCGTGCCAAGCAGTCTGACTACAACCACGTAGATGTGATTCCTGTGTCTGACCCCAACGCCGCGACCATGAGTCAACGTGTTGTGCAGTATCAAGCTGTGATTCAGATGGCGCAGATGGCGCCGGACATCTATGACTTACCACAACTGCACCGCAGTATGTTGGAGGTGTTAGGTATTAAAAACGCGGCTAAGTTGGTGCCGTTGGAAGAAGACCAGAAGCCCACAGACCCCGTGTCTGAGAATCAGAATGTGCTCAAGGGTAAACCTCTCAAAGCGTTCATGTACCAAGATCATCAGTCGCATATCCAAGTGCACATGCTGTTGTTGCAAGACCCACTGATTCAGCAGTTCATTGGTCAGAACCCCCGTGCTCCAGCCATTCAAGCGGCGCTTACTGCACACGTTGCAGATCACGTTGGCTACATGATGCGTCAGAAGATTGAGCAACAACTCGGTATGCCGCTGCCACCCGAAGACGAGAAGTTGCCACCGAACGTGGAGATTGCTTTGTCTGGAATGATGGCGCAAGCGGCACAGCAAGTGCTCATGCAAGATCAGGCCAAAGCCGCACAGATGCAGGCTCAACAACAAGCGCAAGACCCTGTGGTTCAGATGCAGTTGCAAGAGTTGCAGATCAAGCAAGGCGAGTTGGAGTTGAAGAAACAAAAGCTGATGATGGATGCCGCAGCCGCTTCCGACAAACAAGAGTTGGAAGAACAAAAGGTCAGTGGTCAGTTGCAACTGGAATCAATGCGTGTTGGCGCACAGATCAAAGAGAGCCAAGCCAAGCAACAGTTTGAGCAAGAACGCGCCGGTGTTCAGATGGGTGCTGAAATTGCAAAGAACCAAAAGCAAATGGATTTGCAAGCACGTACTACTGCACTACAACAAAGTTCTCGCAACCAACCCAAAACGGAACCTAAATCATGATCCAAGACTTCGTACGCGTATTACGTGAAAAAATACGCACTGACATGAACAACTATGCCGATGACTTGGCTGGTGGTTCGTGCCGTACTTTTGAAGAGTACCAAAAACTCTGCGGGATTATTCAGGGTCTAGCCCTCGCAGAGCGTTATCTCCTTGACCTTGCACAGAAAGTTGAACAATCCGATGAGTGACATTGATCTCTCCCCCGGTGCTTTTGCACTGCCTGAACCCATCCAACCTTTGGATGCACCTGAAGCTACTGACGAGCAGAAGGCCACGCAACTCCCCATCCCCACAGGTTGGAAGATTCTTTGCGCCGTGCCCGACATCTCTGAACGAGTGGACGGTACAAGTCTGGACTTAGTCCGGCCTATTGAAAGCATGCGCCAAGAAGAAACAGCAACCACTGTGTTGTTTGTTTTGAAAGTTGGCCCTGATGCGTACAACGACACCACCAAGTTTCCTAACGGAGCATGGTGCAAGGAAGGCGACTTCATCCTAGTACGTACCTACTCTGGCACAAGATTCAAAATCTTTGGCAAAGAGTTTCGTCTCATCAACGACGACCAAGTTGATGCTGTTGTGCAAGACCCTCGCGGCTTAACCCGCGCTTGAAAGGAAGAAAATGGCTGAACCGTACAAGTTTCCCGATGAAATGGATAGTATTGATACAAAATCGGTAGAAATTGAAAACGAAAGTACCGAAATTGAGATAGAAATCGTTGACGATACTCCTAAAGAAGACAGGGGCAAACGGCCTTTAGACCGCCCAGTGCAAGATCCGTCTGACGATGAACTTGATTCTTACACTGATAGCGTTAAAAAACGCATTAACGAGCTAACGCACGCCCGTCATGACGAGCGCCGCGCCAAAGAAGCCCTTGTACGTGAGAAACAAGAGCTAGAACGCATTACACAACACATTTTGGACGAGAATAAACGTCTGAAACAACATGTAAGCACGGGTGAACAGACTTATTCTGAAACAATCAAGGCGGCAACTCATGCCGAGCTTGAAAATGCCAAGCGTAAGTACAAAGAAGCATACGAAGCAGGCGATTCTGATGCTCTGTTAGAGGCACAAGAGGCCATGACAGACGCTAAGATGCGTGTAGAAGCTGCAAAAAACTTTAGA